CGTAAGAAGGAGTGGATAATTAGAAATGTACTATCACCGCTCTTTGAGTTCGGTCACGTCTACGTCCAACGTAGGCACCAAGATTTTATTGGGGAATATAACACGTTTCCCAGGGGAAAATTCGTGGACTTGTTGGATGCTAGTGCCTATATACCGCAAATGTTACGACATGCCGGTTCCAGAACGCAAAGCACGATAATGCTCGCAAATAACCAACAGCGAGCGCGGCTCGTGAATACTCCGTACTCTGACTCAAGTATCTTGAGGGTGAACTAATGTGGTCGAGGAGAGAATTTTTTCAGTCACTTTCAGTTATTCCAATTGCTATTACTGAACTTCGTTTTGATCTTTCAGTATATCACTTGGAGGTTGATTGTGATTTATCTTTGACTGCGTTGCAGTACGCAATAAATACAGGAGTTGACAAAAAACTTGGGCGGCCGAGAACACTCATTGTTGGTCCTGAGTTGTTGTTTGTGGCGCGTGAGTTACTTTGGCGGCCTGAGTACGTGAAGGAAATTGATGATGACATAACTTACGTGATTAGGTATAATCTTCCACGTTATTTGTGGCGTCTCCAGTTTGATCACGGAGTTATAGAAAGTGGGATAGTACTGTGAGCGAAGCTAATAAGAAACCGGCTCTGCCGGGTAAGAGACGCTGGCGTCCTGAGAAGAACCCAGGTGTGGACACTCGCGACCAACGGAATGAACATCCGAACGGGGAGACTCCGCAGAAAGAGGCTCCCGGTCTCCGACAGATTCGTGGCGTCGGTCGCGACGGGTGCTTGTGCACACATGGCAGCTAAGAAGAAGCATAGCTTCCCGAAGATACCACACAAGGTCGGTGTCCGCGATCTTGTAAGCGTCCGCGACGCTCGGAAGCTGCAAGACTTACTTCCGAATAAGCGTCGAGACAGGCTTGCGAAAATCTACGGTTATAAGGCTTAACAATGCCAGCAAAGCTCATGAAATGCGTAAAGGACGTGAAAGAAGCGTCCGCGAATCGTAAGAAGAAAGTTAACCCTTGGGCTGTTTGTGTGAGTTCAACGGGGCTAAAGCCTGAACATAAGAAAGGTAAACAATGAATCCACACGAGTGGGTCGACATCGGTACGAGAGTTGTAGTTGTTTGCTCTTTGGTTCACACCTTTGCCCCACCCTGGGACGCTGATGCGCTTGCACCGTTTCCAACGATTAAGAATTACTATCGTCTTTTTATCTACATCGTAGGTTACGTCGCGTTGAATGCGCGGAGTACGGTTTACAAGAGTATCTCGGTTAACAACCCCACAGGAGTTAACGCGAACTCGACTACAACAAACGGAGGGAAACAGTGAGTTTTACTAGCGTACTTAAGAAGATTGGAGTAGTGCTCCTCGACGGATCGAAGATCGCTACTGAAGTGATGGGCTTCCCGTTTATCTCACAGCTACTCGGTGGGATCAAGATTGGTACCAGCAATGTGGGTGCGGTCGCGACTACTATAACAGGTGACTTCAACACACTCGCGTCTATCGTTAGTATGACCGAGACGATGTTCTCTGGTGCACAGACTGGTCCACAAAAGCTCGCTGCGGCTACGCCTGTGGTACAGCAAGCTATTCTACTCTGGGCTAACTCGAATCTGCCCGGACATAACAAAGTTAAAGACCCAGCTCTGCTGGCAAAAGCCGCAGGCGAGATTGCTGGTGGTTTCGCGGACGCAATGAATTCATTCGGAGCGTAGCTTGTTACAACCGACTAAAGTCGAGTTCACTGGCGGAGCCTTAGAGGAAGTAAAAGGCTACCTCCACGAACGTATTCAAGCTCTCACAGACGGCTCTCGTCAACTCTTTCAGACGAAGCTGCCCGAGTGGAGGCGTTTGTATGAATCGCGACCCCTTGAGAGGAACAGACAGTTCCCGTTTGAGAACGCTTCTAATCTTGTCGTACCTATTATTGGTATTCATTGTGATACTCTTCATGCTCGCATTATGGCGTCACTTTGGAAAACGAAGCCATTATTCTACACAAAGCTTTACGGAATGTACGACAAGGACATGGACCCCGTGCGTCAAGCATGGGAGGATTATCTTGTATACGAAGCCACTGAACCCGAGGAGCTTAATCTCTACGAAACTGAGTCTGAGTGGGTATCGGAGATCGTTCGATATGGAACGTCGACCCTGAAGGTTGTTAATTCACAGAGATACGAAGATTACTTCCAGCCCGCAGGCGATAGCAACGGAGGAAACTTCTTCCGTCGAACGATCTACGATGGCCCCTGCCCACAGAAGCTTGCTTATCAGGATTTCTTAATTCCTGAGAATATACCACACTGGCAGCAAGCGGATATTAAAATACACATCGCTCGCCTTACGTACTATGACCTCATGCAACGCAAGCAGTATGGAGTCTACGACGAAGCTGCGTTCAACGCGATTGTTTCACAGCCAGATCGGACGTCGCCCGACTACGTCGTGAAGCAGAGACAAGAAGACGCAGACGCGAGAACGAGTTCTCAGGGTTATCGAGAGTGGGATATTCACGAGTGCTGGTTCTCATGGAAGAGTGCAAATGGAGACTTCACACCTAAGGTCATCGTTTGGTACCATTTCAAATCCAACACGCTTATGCGGGCTGTCTACGACTTTTATCCCGACCAACCTTTCGTTATGGGGAGATTGTTGTATCGAGATGATTCAATTCGGGGATATGGTCTTTGCGAAACGCTCGGACAGTTCCAGGAAGAGCTGTCAGTTATCCACAACCAGCGTCGGGATAACCAGACTGTAGCGAACACTAAAGTTTGGAGAGTAGACCCGAACTCGAAGCTTCACGAAGGATACAAGGTTTACCCTGGTGCTATGCTTCCTGCGGACCAAGGTGAAATCGAGCCGCTTACGCAAGGTGAAGTCTCTCAACTGAGTATCGAAGAAGAGCGTCTCTCAATAGACCTAGCCGAACGGCGCAGCGGCGTCAGTCCACCAATGCAAGGCATGGGCGCTGGTTCCGCCCAAGGGAAACGAGGTGTCTACAGTGCTGCGGGGACCTTATCGCTGTTGCAAGAAGGAAACAGGCGTACTGATAGTACCATCGCTGACATTCGATACGCTCACGCAAGGCTTGGACAAATCCTTTCCAGACAATATGCGTTCCTCGGACTTGATTCTAAAAAACTTGCGTTCTTTGGTACTCAAGCAGAGCTTATTAGAGAAGCCGCAGGTTACGTTAAATCAGGTAAACTGGGTCTTACTGTCAACGCCAGTTCCGCAAGTGTGAATAAGGAGATTGAGAAGCAGAATGATTTGATGCTTACGCAAATTATCAACAAACACTACCAGTCCATAGGACAACTAATCCAATCAATTCAAAGCGTGCAAAGCAGCCCTGCGATCAAAGATTACTTCCAACACGTCATCGACGCCTCGAACAAGTTAATGCGTGGTATTCTACGCAACTTTGATCGAGACGACAGTGACATCCTAATACCGGAGGTGAACCTCGATGCCGGAAGGACCGGAGGTCCCGAAAACGGGAACCGCCCTGCTCTTGTCCCACCGATACAAAATTCTGCACTTGCTGGAATCGGAGGAGGGGCAAGCGCTACTGGAATGGCTCAGGGGTTGGCAGGTTTCGGCCTCCCTACGGGTCAGAAAGGGGCGTGATTTAGTCTCGATTCACCAAGCTCAGGGTGAGTTAGACGTACTAGAGCGAATGCTCGGACTCGAAGAGGAGTTGAAAAGCTACAACAAGCGCAAGCTTGAGGCTGATGTTGCAGAAAACGAACGTCAACGAGTAGCAAAACAAGGAGGCTAGTATGCCGTGGGGTAATAGAAAAGAAGAGGAATTACCGGAGTCGCTTAAGGGTAAGACTCCTGACCAGATCGCGTTCGAACTCGAAGAAGCAAAGAAGTTGAAAGAACGTTTCGATAAACTCGAAGCTAAGGACGCGGAGCGTGATACTGCGTTTAATAGCTTCGCTTCGACGCAGACGCAGCTTGCTGATGCGTTGAAGGCGATTAACGAACGGACTACGCCGAAGCCGGTTGTGAACAATGACCCGCGTGAACCAGCAAGCTTTATCACCGATCCAGACCTCGCTTTCAACGAGCGTGTTGCCCCGCTTGCGTCTATCACGATGCAAACGGCAGCTATCACTGCGAAGCAGGAAGCGCAACGGGCGTTCTTCCGCAAGCAATCGACGGAGAAGAATAACATCGACGGAACTCTGTTCGAGAAGTTCGAAGGCGAGATTCTCGAAATGGCAAAGAACTGCACGCCACAACAGCTTGCTAACCCGGCGACGTGGGCGCATTTGTACTATAACGTCAAGGGCCGTCACACCGATGAAATCGTCTCGAATCCGAAGGCGTTCTTTACTGAAGACGCAAAGCGTCCTCCTTCGGAGGGTGGTGGTGGGAATGAACCACAGCCGACGGATCAAGAGAAGCGTATCGCAGAGAAGATGGGTGTGCCGATTGAGAACTACATGAAGAATAAGAAAGAGGCGACGGCTTCGCCTTTCTAGTAGGATCATTCCAAATTGGAACGAATTAACTCAATGAGGAGATTAGAAGATGCCTGAAGACCCGAAACCACCAGTTGTTGTAGCGGCAACGCCCCCGCCGGTGAAGTCTCCAACGCCGACTATCACGTCGAAGAATCTGCCCCCGCAGATTCCACCGCCGGGGACGGTTGAAGTGGCTGCGCCAGTGATCGACGATGATGCGGACATTGTGGCGAAGCCTCTCGTTTCACCCGACTTTACCAAGCTTCAACCGACGAATCCTGCAATGTGTCTTCGTCTCGTCAACCGGCTTGCGCTAGGCGGTCAACGATTCGAAGAAGCACGTGTGCAGGGCTTCGTCGTTTGTAAACCGTCTGATGTTAAGAACTTGACAAACATCATGACGATCAAAGATGGCAATATCACCTACGGTGATCTAATCGTAATGATGATGCCTCGTGTCGACTACATCGGCGCGATTAAACAGAATGAAATGAATGCTCGCAGGCGTGTTAGCCGAGCAGCAGTATTCGGCGCAGGCCAAGAGCATCTTGCTACGGCTCTAAACGAGGTTCCCGGCTCTCGTGAGAATAAGTCGAAGGTCAAGCTTTTTCAACCTGATCGTTAGCTTACGCTTGCGAGTATCTGTTAACTGAAAGGAGTTACCCGAAGTGGCGAGTATTGAAATTCACTCAGTACAGACTGTGTCTGGGAACCAGGCAAGAGTCCGCCGTATTATTGAAGACGACGGTTCGACGTTCTTGGCGGGTACCCCAGTATCAATCGAAGCTGCTGACGGTGGAGTTCAAGCTTGGGATGGGACTACGGTTGCTTTCGGCATAGCAGGCTTTTCGTTGAGTGCTGCGAGCAATTTAACTACGACTGGTGTTCCTAAGACACTAACGTTCGGTTCCGTACCAAACGAAGCTTCTGCTGTCAATATTCCACGCGGCGCACCGTTGAATGACGGACGCGTCGATTTTGAAACTTCCTCACAAGATACGATCTTCCGAGGTCAAGTTGGCCCCGCGCAGACGGCTCTTGCAACCGATGTCGGTGTTTCCTATGGAATGACCATCGACTCCGACAATCACTGGTACGTAGACAAGACCAAATCAACGGTGGGTGTAAACACCGTAGTGAGTATCGTGAAGCTTGATCCGACGGATCAGGGCGGGTTCCCGCTCTCTGTTCCCCCGGCCACGCCTCGCGGTGTTTACTTCCAAGTGCTGGTAGCCGCAGCCCAGGTGGTGAACTGATATGATGGTACGTGGGCAATTCGCACAGTTGATGGCTCCGGGACTTCACGATATTTTCGTTCACTGGCGTGATTTAACGCAACGTGAACTTGAATATCCTCATATCTTCCACGATGAAACTTCGACTATGGCTTATGAGGACGAGGTTGAGTTCTCAGGTCTAGGTCCAATGCCCGAAAAGCCCGAGGGCGAAAGCATCGCGTATCAAGACGCAATCCAGGGTGGCACCAAGAGATACCTGCACTTTACCTACGCGCTTGGTTGCAGGACTTCGTTTGAACTGTTCGAAGACGATCAGTACAAACTAATCAACCAAGTTCCGAAGGCGATTGCGCGGAGTGCAGTTTTCACTTGTGAACAGCAGAGCTGGAACGTCTTTAACCTTGGGTTCACCTCGGCGGTTACTACAACCGACGGTGTGAGCTTGTTCAACAACCAACACCCACTGCTCGGTGGCGTAGCCGCAACGAACGTCGCACCGCAGGCGGGTTTCACTGGCGTAAGCACTGCCGCAGGCACGTTCCCGAATCGGCCAGCGACTGACGTCGATCTGTCGATCTCTGCGTTGAATTTGATGGTGACGCAGTTTGAGAGCATGATCGACTCACAGGGCTTGCCGATCAAGATTCGGCCTCGTCACTTGATTATCGCCCCGCCGAACAAGATGATCGCCCGCGAAATCCTTGGTTCTCCGAATAAGCCGTATACGGGAAACAATGAAATCAACGCGATTATCGGTGAGGATTTTGACTATTTCCTCGGTCACTACCTCACGAGTGCTACAGCGTGGTTCTGCATCTCCGATATGGAGAGTCACACGCTCAAGCACTTCACCCGCCGTGCGCTTGACGAAGATTACGCAGATGACTTCGACACGCGCTCGATCAAGCAAATCGCATTCATGCGCTTCAGCGTGGGTGCGACTTCGTGGTACGGAACGTGGGGCTCCAACGGACCCTAGAAATAAGAGGTGACTTATGGCTAATCAGTCACACTCAGCGATCCAGGGCGACCCTTTCTTGTACTGTCAAAGATGCGGCGCCCTGGTTCGTTCTTCGCACTTAGTAGCACAGCTCGGGCTATTGCTTTGCACGGATTTTGGTTGTGTTGATAGCTTACTTGTAATGCAACGCAGCGCGATTATGAAATCTATGATAAGCGATGGCCCCGATGCACCACCGGCTCCGATTCTACGGGAACCCAAGTTTGAAGAGGTCGAGGATATTGAAATATAAAAAGCTGCGTTTCGCAACTTCGTTTCGTAAAGCGAAGCGGGAGATCGGCTCAAACGGTGCTAGCCACACCGACCTCGTTGAGTTCCCGTCCTATTGCAGAGTCGAGCATAATTAGGTCGCGTAGACGCGTAGCGAACGCAGCGAGTTTTTGATTCCTGAAAGGAGTTCTCATGGGTGAAATAACTGCCTTCCCAAGTGGGCTTAGTTCATTTGGGGGCGTTCTAACACCAGGATTTCCTATCACTGGGCAAAGCCAAGTGATTTGGTGTGACAACGTCGTAGGGAATGATGGTTTTGACGGGAGTGCTCCAGATAGTGCCGTTAAAACTGTAGCAAGGGGTTATTCACTCTTGCGCTCCGGTTTCTACGATACTCTAATCCTAGTCGGGCGTGGGACTGCGTATACGCTTACAGTTCCGCTCGTTTGGGCTAAGGATTACACGAACTTGTTCGGCTTCACCGCTCCGATTAACGTTGCTCACCGTGCTCGTATTACGTCGGGTACTGCAACGATTTCCCCGATGATTACGTTCAGTGGCACAGGCATTAGCGTTCAGAACGTGCAGCTCGCTCAATTCGGTAGCGATGCTACGCTTTCAGCGATTGCTGTTTTGGTGAGCGGCCAGCGTTGCTTCTTCAGAGATGTTCATTTCTCTGGCGGCAACAACGCGACAGTGCGCGCAGGCACCGCGATGAGGTCATTGGTTGTTTCGGGCGTTGGTGGGAATGGAGAGAACGTCTTCGACCATTGCTTTATCGGTAACGACGTTCAAGGAACCGCAGGTGTGAACTACGAACTAGCGTTCGACACTTTCACTCCACGCAACGCGTTTAGGGATTGCACGTTCTACAAGATTACGCTTACGGGCGGTGCTGCTGGTGGGTTCATCAGTTTCCCCGCCGGTTCTATCGACCGTTGGACGCTCTTCGAACGGTGCAATTTCATCAACGACGTTGGCGTGGCCGGTTTCACCACGCTGACCACCGCTTTCAGTGTTGTCGCTGCTGACGGGGTTATCCTAATGCGTGCTCCGATCGTGACCGGTGCTACTGGTATGACCGGTGGTTCAAAGGTTAACTTCTTGATCGACAGTATCATCGCTGCGGCCACGGGCGGTTTGGCAACAGAGACTTCGTCGTAGTTCGAGGAGTTGTAATGTTACTCAAGGTTGGAGTGATCACCGAAGGCGTTCAACCACCTACGTGGTACGCCCTTGGTATCTTCGAGGCTTTGTATTACAAGTACGGCTACGAACTAACAGTGACCTCGCTCGTGGATGGTGTTCATCCTGATGCGAAGAACATCCACGGGCGGGGCTTCGCTGCGGATTTGCGTACGAACGGAGTTCCTGCTGGTGTCTTATTGCAAATCGTGGGCGATGCACGCACGCTCTTATACAAGCTTGGTTTCGACATTGTCGTTGAAACAGATCACACCCACGTTGAGTACGATCCGAAACCGGGTCGGGATGAGTGGTTGCTAAAGCACGCATGAAATTCTTTATCATCTCCGAAGGAGGCGACGGCGCTGGTCTCGCGCTCCGCCTTCAGGACGAAGGCCACGACGTTCGCATCTGGTTCCGCGACGGCGAAGCCGCGAATCGGTGTAAAGGACTCGTCACGGAAGACGAAGGCTTCGTTCTCGATCACGATACTGTAATAATCTCCGATTGCACCGGCAGTGGTATCCTATGCGACAGCTACCGCGAAGCGGGGCACCCGCTCGTGGGCGGCTCCGGTATCGCAGATAAACTGGAGAACGACCGTGAATTTGCCACTCGCGTCTTCAAGGACTCAGGCGTTGAAACGCCGAAGACGAAGTTCTTTGACGACTGGGAAGAGGCGCGAGCCTTCGTTGAAACCAGTGAAGAAAAACTTGTTTTCAAACCTGAAGGCGAGCTTTCAGGGGTTGTTCCCTCTTACGTGTCCGCTGACGCGGAAGACATGCTTGAGATGTTGGAGTTCTATAAGGGGCAACAGTCGAGAACAGTGCCCGCGTTCGCCCTTCAAGAATTTATCGAAGGAACGTGTGTAAGCAGCGAGGCTTGGTTTTGTGATGATAACTTCGTTCTTCCGTTTAATCACACTATCGAGCGGAAGCAGTTGATGAACGGTGACATCGGGCCGTCAGGCGGCTGCACTGGAAACGTAGTTTGGTCTTGTGATGATTGTGAGACTTGTCCTATTTGTAGAGCAACGCTCTGGCCTTTACAAGATTTTCTAAGGAGCATCCACTATGTCGGCCCCATCGACGTCAACGCAGTCGTGGCAGACGATGGAATCTTTGCACTTGAATTTACTCCACGCTTTGGCTACGACGCAACACCTACGCTCCTGTGCGCGTTGCTCGCTACTCCTGTCGGTGTATTCCTCGACTCCGTGGCTCGTGGAATCTGTAGAGAAATGCCCCTATTTCCAGGCTTCGCCGCAGGCGTCCGCGTAACGGTCCCGCCGTGGCCTACGGAGAAGTTTCCGGGGCCGGAGGGTTTACCTCTTCGAGGTATCAAGAACTTTGATAAGTTCTACCCTTATGATGTAATGAAGGTCGAGGATTCGTTTTTAACCTCTGGTGGTTATGGAATCACTGGAATTGCTCTTGGTACGGGCGACACGATAGACTCAGCGTACGCCGAGGCGGGCAAGCTCGCTAAGAAGCTGAAGCTTCCTGACAAGCAGTATCGAACTGACCTTGCTGAGGTCTGCAACAAAGATTTTAGAAAACTGAACGCGTATGCGAAGGAGCACGCGTAATGGCGTATACAGATGTATGGGATGTTACAGCCCCGCTAGACAGCCAAGCTGCTGCGCAAGGTGCAGCCGATTTTCGGGCGACGAAGCTCGATGTGATGCAACGCATCGCGTCGTTCGGAGCGGGGCTTCTCGCAGCGAGGCCGACGCCAGAAACTACTGGAGCAACAGCTGACTGGACTGGCGTCACGTACCTAGCAACGGACACTCGACAACTGTTTCGTTGGGACGGTACAGCTTGGGTTGACATTTCTGCCGATACACCGACAGGTGCACCAATACCGACACTAACACAAAAACAAGGTAGTGCAGGTGGTTCTTATACTACGTCGAGTAATACTCCAGTAGATGTTGATGCTGTTAAATTAGCTTATACGGTAAATATTCCTGTTGGTTGGAAACTCTTAATTGCTGCTTCTGGTTCGTTTTTATCATTGGGTAGTGCATTCACAGAATTTTTGGTGTCTTTATTCGATACAGCACCTGCTGTGACACTTATCAAACAAGGTGCACAGTCAAGTACTTCTGGTGCTGGTCAACCACAAGGAGCATTCGCGCTTAATTGGGTTATCACTGGTGATGGGCTTTCGCACACTGTGAAGCTACAATTTAATAGATCGGGTAGTGGTGCTTGCAGTATTCAAAATAGTGCCGGTGATTTTCCAGTTATGACGTTTGTTTTGACTCCGTCTAATTAAAATGCCCGCTTTCATCGACAGAGCGCAGCAGAACACTTCTGAAGAACTCGACGAGTTCAGCAACGCTGGTCCGTTCGGCGGTGTGCAAGCTGAAGTTCCACAGGATCAAGTCGAGCAATTTGGGCAACTCGACGTGTTGAATATGCTTCTCTACAATAGCATAGCTCTAACACGTCCTAGTTTCACTATTCTACCCGCGTTCCCCGCTCCGACGAACGAGCAAGTTACTGGGATCGCTGATTTCTACACTAGCGCCGCTGCGCGTCTTCAAGTAGTAATGACGCTGACGCGTTTATTACTGTGGGATAGTACGACACAGACTTTCACGAATATACCACCTGTGGCTACGCCTTTAGCCGGCGGCTCCGCCGATTTATTCACGTGGGCTGTGGTTAACAACATTCTGTGCTTCTGTCAAGGTGTGAATAACATCCAAGCGTGGGATGGGATCACGGCAACGTTCGACGCAGTCAGCGCGAATGCGAAGCCTGCGAAGTACTTAATGGAGCTAGAGACTCACCTTGTTGCTGCGTACACGATCGAAACTGCTGTTCCACATACGCAACGCGTACGCTGGAGCGGCTCTGGTGATCCTACGGATTGGACGTCTCCGTCTTCGGGTATTAACGACATTCTTGGAGACCTTGGTCCGATCACTGGTGCGGTTAAAATCTTTCAATCAGGCTATATCTTCCACCAGTGGGGAATCACACAAATGATTCCGACAGGAATCGGGACTGATCCTTTTCGCTTTGTCCCGCTCACAACGCGAGCGCGTGGGAACACAGTTCCGTACTCACTCGCTGCCGCAGGTGAGGAGTTCGCTTGTTACGTCGGGAAAGATAACATCTATAAGTTCGATGGTACGAATAGCGAACCAATCGGTGATCATCCGATTCAGGGGAATAAACGAGTTGGTGCGACGACTCGTATCTTTGCCGATTTGAAGAAGTGTAATCCTGCTATCGTTTCTGGTTACGTCAGTGACACGATCAACGGACAGGTCTTCCCCGCGTACTGGCTCGTGATCCCTGGTGTAGCCGTGTGGGTCTACGGTCTCGACGAGCAGAGCTGGACGAGGCTTACGTATGCACAAACGTTGTCTATAATCGGTCGCTTCTTCTTGAACAACATCGTAACGTGGGCTGACCTTGTTGGAACATGGGCTGCGCAGACGCTCGCGTGGGATGAGTTTCCAGGCGTTAACCCACTCGATGACATGCTACTTGCGTTCGTGAGTGCGGGGAACGGAGTTCTCGACTTCACCAGCGTAAGCGAGCAAGCTTGGTCGATGAGTGGTGTTTTCCTAATGGGTGACGTTCGTCACTCGAAGACAGTTCAGAAGTTTCGTATTTGCATCCAAGATAATCACCCGGTCACTTTTACCATCTCTCTGACGAATCAGTTTGGTACTACCGTGTCGGAGACAATCACGATGGGTACTGGAAGTGGTTTGGTTATCTCACAAGTGCTTTCGCTTAAGATTACTGGCATTAGAATTTATTGGTCGATTAGCGGAGCTGCGGGGCAGGAGATAACGCTCGTCGAGTTCGCGCCTATGTTTAAGACCGCCGGTGAGCAGCGCGGTGGGACGGTGGATGCGTAGTTATGCCACACGCTCTGTATACACTCGATTTTACACCTAAGCAGCCACCTGAACTAGTTGGCTACTCGAAGATGATTCGTAAGTTGTACGAGCAACTAGTTCGGATCGTGAACGGGCAACTGTCGTTTGGAAATGGTAGCACGCCTGATAACATCGCTGGCGTGTGGGCGCATGTGCCTGATACTGGCACAGCCAATACTGATTTCACGATCACCCACAACTTGTTATACTTACCACAAGGGTGGCTTTTAGTGAGTCAGACGAAAGCTGGTGTGCTTTACCTTGGTAGCGTCGCTGCAACGAAGACACAAATTACTCTTCGGTGTAGCGTAGCAAATGATGACATTTTGATTTTCATTATTTAGTTCGTTCCATAATGGAACGATCTGACGGAGGCTTCACATGGCGAATGTTCTTACAGGTCGACAGCTCTTTGCGGATACTACGGGAGTACTATTCCAAACGCCTGTTAAGATTCTCTCGATTATTTATAGCGACGGCCTCGTTCAGGGTCACCAGGCTAACTTGACGGACTCGACAGCCCGCCCTGTGTGGCAAGGAATTATGGGCGCTGACCTTGAGGCTGAGGACTCGGGTAAAATAGGGTGGGCACAAGGGCTTACGCTTGCGAGGATCGACTCGGGTAACGTGATCGTCTACATAGAATAAGGGGCACTGACGTGAAAAAATTTATCTTAGCGTTAGTTTTAGCTTTGCTCGCAAGCGTAAGCGCGCAAGCGCAGCAACCGCAGGCTCGTTTCGTCTACACTAACTCAGCTATAGGCGCAAGCCCCGGCGTGCTCGAAATCGGTTCTGGCGTTCAGTTTCATCAACTTACGTGGAACGTAAGTGGGTCGGTTCCGACGTGCCAAGTGCAGCTTGACCAGTCTGCTGATAATTTAACTTGGTCAAGTCAAATCATTGCTGCGCAGACTTGTACGAGTAACGGCTTAAGTGCTGTAAGCACAGCTACGACAGCGAACTATGTTCGTATTAACATAGTAACGAAGAGCGGAGCTGGGACGGTTACTGTAACGTACCTTGGGTATACGTCAAACCCAGGTGGAGGTGGCGGCTCCATCGGCGGAACCATCGCAGCAACACAAGTTGCCTTTGGGTCGGCAGCCAATACAATTGCTGGCGATCCGAATTTGACGTGGGACAACACTGTAAGCCACTTAGATGTATTCTGCGATCCGACTACGGAAATGGACGGCTGCGCCAATGTTGCCAATAGCGGAACGATTGGGGCTGCAACAGCGTCGCAATTCGCGTTTCAAAGCAACAGTTTCATCACTCTAAACTCACCGAATACCAATGCCAGTCAATTTACTAGCTATTTCGGAGGAATATCAGGACTAGGCAGCGGCACATTTTCCGGCAACTTGGTCGGAGTTGATGGCTCTGCTCTTTATTCCGGCACTGGAACTGTAGCCAATCTTATCGGGGTGGCTGCGGCACCAGGGTCAAATAGCGGCGGCGGTACAGTCACTAACAACTACGGTATCTACGGAGGCGATCAGCACGGCGTCGGAGGAACGCTCAACGCAGCCTTCTTTGCCCCGAATCAAGGCACCGGAACGAAAGACTTTGCATACTATTCGGCTGGTGGGAAAAGTCAATTAGATAAACTAAATGTGGCCTCCTTTACGCCCACAGGAACAATCTATGCAGCTTCTCCGAAGTACAACTTGCCCGCTACTGGATACAAATACTGCCTCGCAAGCTGGACGAATACTAGTCAGATCGTCACCATCGACGCCACAGAGTTTCCTTTTGCCGCGAACATGGTCGGATGGCTTGTTTTCGGTGTGCCGTTCAAATGCCAAGGCACCCTTGGAAACGCTGGGGTAGCGAATACCATTCCAGTCGGAACGATTACTTCCGTCGATAGCGCCACGCAGATTCATGTGTCGTTGGCTGCTACCGGAACATGCACTTCCGGCGCTGGCAATTCCTGCCAGTTGGTCATAGCGCCTGCGGACTCGGCTGCTGCCTTAAACTCGGCCTGGGCCGATACTCTAGCAACCGGAACCTGCGGGACTTTGGTTCTGCCTCAAGGACTTTATTGGGTGAGTACCGCAATCACGGTAGCAGAAACGCGCTGCGGTATCGGTGGCAGTTCGGTGAACTCTTCCACTACTTTTGACGGCGCAAGCGTGATCGGGCAAGGGATGTCCTCGACAATTCTAGTCCCTCCTCCTAGTTTCGATGGTGCAAGCTGTGTGACCCCATCGAATGCCTGTTTTTTCGGGAATAGTTCTTCCAACGGCATCCAGCTTGAGAAATTCACGATCTACGGCGCTGGATTCGGGACGGTTTTAAACGGAGCCGGAAAAATCGGAATCAATCTTCTGTATACCTCGACGATCAGAGACGTGTCGATCTCCTATTGGGGAAACAGCGGCTCGAATACTTTCATCGGTCTTCAAACGCAAGCCGGGGTCGGAACGAACGTAACGGTGACAAACTTCCTGAATTACAACGGCGGCGGTACGCCATGCAAGTTTCTGACTTATACGACAGTAGTGAACTCGACATGCTTTAGTTTCCTGTCCACCGTTATCCTTCCGGGTGCCGCTACTTCCGTCACTTCGACAGGATCATTCTTCGGCAGCGGTTCGGGCGGTTCATTTGCAGTAATCGGACCCACGCAAGCGGGAAGCCGATGGATTTCCACAGGGGATCAATTCATCTGCGGATCAGGTCGAATCTGCATTGAGGCTGGTGGTGGGCTGACCTCCCTAAACGGCGCTATCGTGGGTGGTGGAGCATCGGCTATCACAATGAGCAATGGCGGCGCTGCTGGTCACGCATCAGTTCAGAACTCGAATCTGACAGGCCTAACAAACGCCATCACGGGCGGCGTTGCCGGATCGACCTACAGCGATCAATGCGGCAATGTCTATTCCGGCGCACTCGTAATGACTAACATCCAGTCGATTATGAATTGCTCGGTCGCAAGTGATACGCAGCTTGCTTTGGCGGCAGGCCAAACGGCAAAGACTGTGTTTACTGTGGGAGTCAATACGGCCCTGTTTCGAGCGCATCTATCGGTAGAATGCACGACAACATCAGCGGGAGCTACGGTAACGCCCTCCATTCTTTACACGGATACCTCAGGCACGGCGCAGACAATAACAGGGACGGCAGCTACGTGCACGGCCTTGAATGCAGGAAGCAACACAAGCCAGGACGTGACTTTCCGAGCCAAGAACGCTACGACGATTCAATATCAGACAGTCATAGCCAACACGCCGACTTACGATGTCAGCGTCATGGTCGAACAGTTGAGTCTGAACTAACATGAAAAAGAATCTACAACTCGCCGCGTTCCTGATGGTAGGAGTTCTCGTTGGTAATCTTTTGGGTGGATTCGTTCACGCACAGACTTATCTAACTGCTGCCGAAGTTCCGCGTGGCACGATTCTACTGATGTCAACAGCATGTCCAGGTGGGTATGTAGAAGTAACTGCACTCAATGGGGCGATGCCACTTGGCACGATAGCCGCGAATAATGATGTCGGCACAACCGGTGGAACGAACACGATCACGCCGACCGTGGCGAGCTTGACAGCGGCAGCGCAAACCGTGAACTCACTGACCGCAGCAGCGCAAGGCTTTACCGGAGATCCAACGACGGTTCCGGCCTTGGGTGCGGGAACGCTCGCTGATTCAACTTCCGGCAGTACGCATAAGTTATTCACATCATCCGCATCGGGTGTATCGGCTGCAACACTAACAGGATCGACTGCCGCCGGGACATTGACGCCTCTTGGTCACAACGCTAATTCGGCAGTAACGGGGACAATGAATTCATCGGCAGTAACAGGCACATTGAACAGTTTCGACAATCGCCCGGCATATGTGAAGGTGATATTTTGCCAAAAGTCATGAATCCCTGGTCGAGGTTACAGTGGCTTACACATTTAGTTCGATTGAGCAAGAAGTCTTAATTCGTATGGAGAATCGTGTTGAAGACACGTCTCGTGCAGATATTTGGCTGCGTGATTCTCTGCTCGAAATGACTTCTGATCCTAAGTTACGCGATGAGTTCGATGAACTCGAAGTCATTGGACCTACGTTTAATTTAACAGGTGGAGCGCAGGGTGTCTCCGTTCAGGAATATCCTTTTTCGAGTCTGCTCTCACCAGGTGTTTATAACACGTCCACGTTAAGCTTGCTCATTTGGACTGATCCTCCGCAGAACACTAATCGTTGGAGCGTAGCTGCTACTAATTATCAAGACGCAGACCAGATAACTCCGTTCCCCGGTTTGCCAGTTAAGTGGTATCGCTACGGCGATAGCATCGGTTTCGTGCCTACACCTGATTTGAACTATCAAGTGCAAGCACGTATTTATAAACAACATCCGATTAATGACGCGAATTTACCTGCTACTGTCGTACTAATCGCAGATGATTGGCGAGAGGTTCTAATCCTTGCTGCGGTTATACGCGGGTACATAGAGCTTGGTGAGTTCGAAAAAGCAGCAAAGCTTAAGATTCTCTTGTACGGTGATCCTGACAAACCAGATGAGCCGGGGCTTATGTATAAGAGGAAGAAACGCCGCGACAAAGAAATGTGGCGACGTCAGCAAGCTTTGTCTCCGCGAGTGCGTCGGTACTCGAAGTCATACTAGAGGTGAAAAATGGCCGCTCGATCTGATCCTTTGTTTACACCTACGGGTGCGAATCAGTATACTGACACGAGCTACGCTCTACCTGGTATGGGGGTGGGGCCGTCTAACGTAAGTGGGCGGACTGGTGGAACTGGGTTCGAGATGTTCGCTTCGCCTGCGTCGGGGATTGCTCCTGAAGGTGCTGTGCCTAGTACGCCGACTACACCACCAGGGGTAGTACCCCCGGCTAATCAACCGATTAACACGACTGGACCTCAGATTAACCCGAAGAGCGGGAAGGGTCCGTATGATCCGACTAATCCTACTGGGCAGGTTGGGGGCGTGCTTAACGCTGGTTCGGGGAACACTACTGTTCAAACACTTTACCCCGGTTTCACGAACCAGTTCTACAACTGGCTCCAATCTCAGATGGGTCAAGGGGCTACGCCTTTTAACCTAAGCGCACTACTGCCGTCCTCCGGAAAGGCGACTACTCCGGGGAGCTTGACAGCTCCGCTTACTGATATTAACCAAATGCTCGAACAGTTTTATAAGACAGGCACCGGCGGTCCTGCCGGAACGGGAACGTTGGAGAGCATGTCGCAAACAGGGAATCCTACGGACGTAGGCCCCGCGTGGGATGCAATGGTTGCTGCACAACAGAAGAATATTGGTGAGAATGCTGCTAATTTACGAGAACAGTTCGCCTTTGGTGGGGACTTGAAATCGAGTCCGTTCGGGCAGGCGGCTACGGATTTCTACTCGCAAACGGCTAAAGATCAGAATGCGTTGCTTGCGCAGATGCAACAGCAAGCTAGCGAAGCCGCGGCGGGGCGTCAGTTGAGTGCCGCAGGCGATTTGACTAGCGGAGCTACTGGCTTCGGTGGTATGCTCCAAGGACTCGATCAGCAGTCTATACAAAACATGCTTGCAGAATTCATTCGAACTCGCCCCGAGTACTCTCCGCTTCTCGGACAAGAAGGTGGGGCCGCAACTACGTTTCCGCCGACGATCAGTGGGAGTGTGGGTGTTGGTGGTATGGGCGGAGCTTTAAGCTCTGCGGGTACTGCGTTAAGCGGAATCGCTGATTTGTGGAGCACGCTTAGTAAGAGTAACACTGGTGGTGCGCAAGCTGCTTCGACACCTATTGAGATGTAAGGAGGTACGAAAATGGCTCCGTGGGATGAGGTACCACCCGGTTCTACCGGGACTGGTGTACCACAAATTGATCCGAAAGCTGCGCTGTTTGCAGCTATGCTGTCGAAATTCGGACGGCCTCCAGCACAGGATGGTCCTGTGCAAGAACCACAACAAACGTCTGCGATAACTCCGTTAGCGAATATGCCAGGAGCACCCGGTGTACCGTCTACAGGAATGCCTGCTGGAGTACCTGGGGTATCTCCGACTAACCTTCCTGTAGGTACGGGTGCTCCTCAATCAAGACCGCTTCCAGAACCGAACTCAATGCTCGGTGGAAGCTTCGCTTTTCCAAACAAGCAAGCGCGTAACGCAGCGGTGGTCTCGACCGGTATCGAGAACATGAGCGAAGCTATTCATAATTTTAAGGTCGAGAAGGATCAGAACGAGTTCACTAAGGCTAAGAATACGTGGGATTTATACCAAAAAGCGGCCGCTGTTAACCCTGAGACGGGACAGCCTGTTGATCCTCACACAATGGCGATCCTCGCTAAGGACCCAAAGATTGTCAAAGGGTGGGAGAAGTATCTCAAGATGGAGTTCCCGCGTGAAGCGGGGGCGGTCGATCCGAAGACGGGTAAGCCAACTCAGGGGCCTCCGCAGATTCCTGCACCGCAAGCGCCCGCTGCCGCTCAAAGCAAGGCTCTTATAGAGCAACGCCAGCTCGAACAGCTCCGTGCGGCCAAGGGCGAGACAGGTGGGCTTACGCCTGCCGAGGCGCATAAAGCTGCGCTTATGGAATCGGGCATTCTGCCAAAGGCACCGTCGGCAAAAGACATGAAAGAGTTTGACAAGATCGACGCGGAGATTGAGAATCTTAAATCGGAGAAGTTACAGCACGATGCTGACGTCAAGCGTTTAGATGCTGAGGCAGCTCGCCTTGGTCCGAATGACCCGCTTCGCTTAGAACAGGTCAAAGCAGAGCGTGCGTTGGCTTTTGAACGGTACGCGCAAGCGGAGAAGGACCTGAAGGGTGCACAGCAGTCGAAGACTTTGCAAGAGTTCACCGTAGGTCGTTCGAGTATCAAAGATGTTTTGAACCAACAGAGCAAAGCTCTAACGAAGATGCAATCTTCTGCGTTAGCAGCGCGTAGCAAGCTCGGGAAAGCGTTCGGAACTACGCCTGATGTAACTCCTGAACAAGAAGCACAGCAGGAACGAGTTACTTCGTTGAATGATGCGTATACTTCGTATATCGGAATGCAAGATGATGTGACCTCTGGTCGAATCAGTCCATCGGACGCAATGTTGAAAGCAAGACGAAGTGCGAATCTCGATTCGGATTTTAACCAGTGGGGCGGTGTCCCGAGCGATGCTCCGCAGACGCCCCCGAAAGAACTACCCGAAGGCTACGCTATGAAGAATGCCGACGGCGTCGACGTTGCTGTGAAGCAAGGTAACAAGTGGGTCGCTCCTTAGAGGAGACGTAAGTGCCACAACAATACACATTCGGTCCCGCTGGTGGTGCTGCGGGCGTAGCCCCACCGGAGAAAAAGAAGCAAGCTTATTCTTTCGGACCCGTAGGGGGTGGGGCCACTACGACCCCACCCCCGGCTGGCGCCGATACGCCTGTGGATATTCCCGCTCTCGCGGTGAAGTACGGACTTGACCCTGAGATTATTGGAAAGCAAGTTCAGCAGGAGTCGGGTGGGAAACAAAGTGCCGTCTCGCCTAAAGGCGCTATTGGTATTATGCAGTTGATGCCAGAGACGGCAGACCGTCTCGGTGTTGATCCACATGATCCACACCAGAATGTCGAAGGCGGCGTTCGAGAGATGCAACGGTTACTTGGGAAGTATAAAGGAGATTATCGTAAGGCGCTAGCCGCGTATAATGCTGGTGAGGGTCATGTGGATAAGGCTGGTGGCGTTCCGGCTATCCCTGAGACGCAGAAGTATGTTGAAAGTATCATGGGGCCGGAGAAGCCGATTGTGGCTCCACCTCCGACACCGCCTGGACCTCCGGTGGATAAATCGAGGATTGCTTCGCCGGGGCCGTTTTCAAGTGGCGTAGTCTCTGGCATGGGTTTCGATCCAGCGAAGCTTGAGGCGGTTACGAAGTTTAAGCTTGGAGACAAGCTGTATCCGGTGGCCCACCCTATGGTACAGCAGGGTGCGGAGATTGTTAAGCAGGCTGCTCAGGGTATGGGATCGTGGATGGAGGCTACCGCTAAGGACCCGGCTCACATTACTGACCCACTAGACGCGATGGCTCGTGTGGTCGAGTTTCATACTGGAACGAAGTGGGACCCGTTCGGGTTGACGAAGGCGGGTATTGAGGAAACTGCGTTAGATGAGATTGGTAAGGGGATTAAAACCGGTAACACTAGCACGCTCGAACACGGAGCGGGGCGTCTCGTTGGTGGTCTATCGAACATCTTCGCGGGCGTCGAGGCACCGGAGGTTGCAGGTAAGCTACGCGCAGCTCCGGGCGAAGCGTTGGAGGCTGTTAAAACAGCAAACGAAGCTCGAAATAAATCGGTCGTGACTGCTGCTGCGAACAATGTTCTTCAGCATGATGCGAAGAATGTAATTATCCCCACTATCGTGCAAGCAGTAAAGAACACTCAAGAGTCTATCGGACGACGTGTAAAGAACATAGCCGACGCTGATAAAGTCGACAGCGCGAAAGCGGGCAAAGCTGGTTCGTTCTCTCGAATGGACATGGCTACCGCTATCAAAGACGCAGTCGATGACACGAATGCGCAGAAGGTACCAAAGCCAGCTACCGCTAAGGTTATTAAAGCTCTTGGTCGTTATGGACCCGACATGAGTTGGGAAGATGTCAAAGACTTGCGTAGCACAGTCGGGAGCGCGATTAGCGAGGCTGTGGGGAAAGATCGAGCTGTGCTAGGCAAGCTCTACGAGAATTACCTTGGTAAGATGAAGACCCGTGCAGCGCAGCTTGGTAAGGCTGACGCATTCGATGAGTACGTGACGAATACGCGTGAGCTTAAGCGACATCAAGATGGTATACTAAGCAAGCTGCAAGGTGCAGACACGGGACTAAAGCTATACGAACAGCTTGCTAAAGAGTCGAATCGACCAGAGTTGAACGATATGTTCAACCTGCTCGAACGACATGGAGGTATCCCAAGTGGATTCACTGATGATCTTGTCAAAACTCGAAGACCAATCTTCGAGCTGGCGAAGCGAGCCGACGGTGGAGATGCCTCTGGTGGTCGTCTGGGAGCTTTACTCCGTCACCCAATGGCCGCAGGAACGGCGATGGTGGGTACCGGACTTGGATTGAGCCTTGGCTCTCCGGTTCCGATTACGGGGTCGTTTGTAGCGAGCTTAATAGCGGCGCAAAAAGCCGCGAACTTTATGGATCGCTACGACGCAGTCAAAGCTATGCGTAGCATTCGTCGTGCACAGCCGCCTAACTTGTTAAAAGGCTTGCCGACACCGTTTCCTGGTGGTGCTGGTTCTCCTTCGATTCCACCACCGCCAGGTGGGGCCACTCCGTCGCCTGTGGGTCCTGGTGCGTCCCCGACGCCGCCGACCTCAGTGCCTAGTGGCCCCGTTTCACCTTCGGTCGGAGCGCCTGCGGCTCCAGCTACGCTTGATGAGTTTCTAGGAAGAGTAGCGAAAGCACAAGAAAGACGAACACCGACTGGTACGATAGCACCTGAACGTCGAGCGGTTTCGCGTGCTGAAGGTCCGTTGAATATACAACGGACGTATAGATTAAATCAAATGCGTGAGTTGTTACAGAGTGGAAAACTGTCAGCCGCGGAACGCGATACTTTACAACGTCAGTACGTAGCTATGAAAGCACACCCTGAAGACATGCCTCCTGAGGGTGATTTGAAGTCGATGAAGGTACAGCCGAAGAAGATGACGAAGGCGGAAGCGGAAGCAGAGCAAGCTAAGAGACATGGTGCTCCAGGTACTCTAGTACCCCCTGAGACTAGCAAATCATCAGGTAATCCAACCAGACCACCGAGTGACCGTTGGGTGGGTAATCGTGGTTCCATGCCTGGTGAGCCAGAACTAGAACTTAAAGACGGAAGAGCAGCAGTTATTGAAATCGACGATCCAAGAACACCTGGACGTTCAAGGTGGTCGTTGAATGATAGTGAAGGTAATGAGCTCGGGGTGTTTAGTACTCCTGAAGAAGCCGCAGCACATGGTGAGAAGTTATTTCCACCAAAAACAAAAGCTGTGAAGCAGACTCCGTATGAGGAATTCGGCGTCAAGATCGACCGCGAACGTCTCACCACGCCCGAGGCGGTTCGAGCAGCTAAAGCGGACGCTAAAGCACAGATTGAAGAACTGGGGCGTGCGCGCTACGTCGAAGCAGCGAAGCTTCCGGTGGGCGAAGCCCGAACAGCGGCTTTGGAAAAGCTTAAGAAAGACGTCGCGGCTGCGTCGCGCAGCGTCGACAAGATGCAAACACCAGAGGTGTCGCGTAAGCAACGCGATGTGCTCCGCAAAGCGGTCGATGCGGGGAAGGTTAAACCCGCAGAGCGGAGCGTGCTTGAGTCGCTGTCGCCGGAACAAGTTGAGCAGAAAGCGTCCGCAGGCGTCACAGACGACGAAGCAAACATGATGGAGATGATCGACCTCGGTCGCGAGGCGGAAGCCGCTGGTGGAATGGTCGCGAAGGTTTATCAACAGATATACAAAGAAACCGGGGGCGATCCTCGATCGACGTTACCGAAATTACGCGCTATGATGGAACAAGTTAGAGCAGCAAAGCTGAAGAAACCCGCTGCTGACTAGCGCGCAAGCGAAGTTGTTCATTCGTTCCATCTTGGAACGGACTGACAACACTCCTAGGAGGAGAAATGAAAAAGACGAAAAAGACGAAGAAGTCTAAGAAAGGGGGCTACTGATGGCTAGTGGATACGCAAGTGGCTCCACCAAGCAGAGCGTCAAGGCTGTCTGCGACGAGCTAGAGACTAGCCCGTCGAAGACGCAGCCTAGCTCGCCCGTGTACGGAAGTGGGCGACAAGGAATGGGGGCGGAGTCTGCTAAGGGTAGCGTCCCCGCGTTCAAAGACAAAAAGGGTGGTCGTTCGGAGAAGGGGGCTACTTAGCCCTTAGACTCATCGACCGTCGAAGGCGTTGCTGGTACGAGAGAGGGGCCAACGGAGTTCTCAGCCGTTGGCTCCTTCTTCGTTAGTGGTATATCAGCGATACCTGAGA